CATTATATTCCTAGTCCTTTTGGTGGTACTGGTAGAGATGGCCCAGTAAGATCAGGTAATCCTTTTTCTAATACTTTTGGCATCATTCCTTGAACATTTCTAAGAATTTCATTCATAACTCTTGATTTAAACTGTTCCGAAGTTACATACTTGTAACCAAAGTACGCTCCACCACTCATGGAAGCTACCATAAGAAAAGAAACAATGCTAAGAATATTAGCAATTTTTTGAAACATGATTAAATTTGCGATACTGAAAGCACTATCTTTTTCAAGTGTGCTTGTATTACTGCTTATTGTAGCCCTATCCCCTCTCTACGTCACTATGGGTTTAATGACTAGACAAATGCACGAGAAGGTTAATTAATCAGCAGCTTCGGCTGTATTTCCCTCTGCTACCCACTCAAGATACTCTTGGTAGTCTTTGTTTCCTTCATCAAATGGAATTAATGCACCATCTTCAATTCTTTGTACAGCTTCAGTTTTGCCACCTCCAAATTCTGTTGGTCTATCTGCTAGTAATTTGTAAGTAAATGCCATAATTAAAGCTCCGCATCAAATTTTGTACCTGAACCTAATTGAGGTGTTCCACTATTAGTATAAAACCTTGAAGCATAAGTTCCACTTTCATTTGAGTCATAACCACCAATATTTTGAGGACTTACTTGAGTGACAGTAGGTTTTGCTCTCATTATAGTAGGATGATAAATATACATGTCCACATACTGGCTGTTTGGACTTGTACCTTGATGACTTTGTGGCAAAACAAAGCAATATCTTAAACACCTGTTAAGTTCATCTGAAATTGATCTATGCTCAAAATCTGTTGCCACGCTGCCTACTTCTAATTGAACTCCTGTGATATGAAATGAATTATTAACAGCATTTGCAAAATTAACTTGATTTGATGTCGCCAACTTTGTGCTAGTGAGTAATGTATCAGCAGCACCATGATTATCTGAACCTGCTACTAAACACCATTGAAGTCTTACAGCATCCCAAGAACCACTTGTTATTGCAGGGAATGTGATTGTTTTCTTTTCCCATGTACTTTGTGCAGAAATGGTAAATTCTTTAAGAAAAGTTCTATTGTAACTACCATAATTAACAAGACCAACAGTATAAGTTCCTGTTTTATTTGAATAAACATGAAAACTTAAAGTTAATGGTTTTGCTGCACTTGTGCCTAAATTTGCCTGTTGTATATTTTGACCTTCTATAACCTGCCAAAAATATGCGTAATTATTAGCAGCGATAGAAGTATCAGCAATAGCAGTATTAATTTTCAAGGCATGGCTAAACCCGTCTGGAACAGGAGCAGTTGTTTGTTGATAAGTAAAATTATTACCTCCATCTATTTTGTCGAAAATAGCAAATCTATCAACTGAATAAGTAGTACTATCGTGTGAGACAGTTGTTTCAGTTGTACCACTTCTTTGTGAAACAGCCATTCCACCATTTATTATGACATTCCTATTAGAAAGTTGACCACCACCATTAGATGTAATATTGGCAGTACACGTTCCATCAGAATTGTTGACAGTAATAGCAGCAGCACTAGCTCCTACCCCTTTTATTGAATTGACTTTGATTTCAGACATTTTTAACTAGGTTTTGGGTTAGCGTCTTTAACCGCCTTATTATGTGCAGCAAAACTGCCTGTTGCATCTAGTTTACCAGCAATAATATCATCGTAAATCATTGCCATTTGCTCCCCTGTTGGTGCATAAGTTGTAGAGCCAGTTTCTGTTCTTTTGATTTTATATTCCTCTGCATTTTTCCAAGCTGTATAAGCTGCATTTAATTCATCATCTGAGGGTTGCGAATCTTTATTATCAGGATTCCACCAAGTAATTTTATGAGGTGGAGGGTTTGAATCTAATTTGTATTGATTTGCATTTTTGCCTAGTTGTAGTAAAGCTAAATGAATGTCTGTTTCTGCATTAATAGTCACTTTTATACCTCCTTAAATATTTCAACATTAGTAAAATCTGCAACTACGCTAAAAGGCATTCCAAATCCCATACCATTACTGTTCTGTGTAGTGCTTACTCGACCCTGCACTTCAAAAGTTTTTGCACTAGCTATATTAATTCTAGTAGCTCCTCTTGTATAAGCTATAACTTCAGCAGTACTTCTATTGTAATCACCTTCCGCAAATCCTGCATCTGAGGAGTCTGTTATATTCCTTAATCTCACTACATGATAATCAACTTTATAACAGCAACAACCAAATTTTATAAAATATTTTCCTGCCTGTAATGTAAATTGATTACTGCTTAATGTTACTATTCCATCTTCATCTGAAACTTCTGTATTAATTTCTCTTGTTCTCCAATCCCCTTCAGTATAAGAACCTCGATCTGCTGTGGAACGATCAGCTAAAAGTGCGTAGCTAGAAAAAGCAATTTCTGAAGTTCTTGCGATAGTGCCATCTGCTGCGTCAGGTAAAGTTAAAACTCTGTTATTACTAGATGATGAGGGTGCTTGTAAGCTAAAAGAACCACCACCTGATGCTGCGTTTAGTTTAATCTTTGCTGTCATAATTAACTAGGTTTTGGATATTTGTCTTTGATAGCTTTAATAGTAGTTTTCCAACCAGCTACACCACTATGATAAATCGTATCTAGCTGATCTTCAATACTCGGGTACTCTTCTGCTCTATTTCTTGAATATTCAAGTGCTGCATATTCAGCATCTATTGTGGCTCGTGCCGCATCTATTTTACTTTGCTCAACAGTAACAGGATTGCCAGAATTATCTAAAATTTTAAAGTCAGAATCATCTATAAATACTACAGATGGATATGCTTTTCTTATTGCATCATGATCTAACAACATTAGGATGCTACCTCCATTAATACAATGGTGCTTATAGGTCTGAAATAGCTATAGCTGTTATTATCGTCAGGAGATCTATTTAGATATAAAGTTTTAGTCTGACTACTATCATGCCTAAAACCTATGTTATAAGTATGTGTGCCAGCACTAGGAGCGTGTAGAAAAACAAAACCATTAGTTGTTACAAGTGACCCACCATAATCGTGAAGCTCTGCTGACGTTACAGCCCTTCTACTACCAGCACCTGACCCTATAGCTTCAGAAACAGTTGCACCATCTTTTCTAAGTGTCATTGATATGCGAGCAGCATTATCTACTGCATAACTTACTGATACACTAATTAAAATTTTATTGGTTCCAGTATTTGTAATTGAGGCATTAAAAGCTGTGTAATCCCACATAGCGTTTGAAGCTGTGGAGTTTGTTGCTGTATCTGTTTTTGTAGTAGAAACAACATTAAGTATTTTTCCGACATTACTGATACCGCTATTTGTAATAGCCATTCTTTCAACACCACCAGTTGAAAATTTTATAGTGTCTGCTGCATAAGATATTCCGCTATTACTGTCTTGCCCACGTTGACTTGGTGCGGAAACACTTCCGTCAACTGTTGCTATTCCTGTTGTTCCGTCAAGTATAAAAGCCATAATTAAACGATAGATAAAACAGAAGTTGCTGGAATTGTTAAGGTTGCATTAATTGTTAGTGGCCCGAAAACTCCTGCATTTATATTAGACGCTCCATCACCGATTGTATAGTCTTGATCCATTTGATTCTCATTCTCGTGAAAAATAGCTTCAGTTCCTCCACCTGTAGCTCCACCGCCTCCACCAATAGCACCCCAAGAGCTTGTATATCCTTCAAATTGATTTGTGTCAGTATTATATCTAAACTGTCCTGCTGCTGGTGTTGGTGCCCCAGATTGCCCAGGTTGCTGTGCATTATTTCCTTTAGGAACAAGTAAAAATCCAGTAGATGACATCGTAACATCACCTGTCATCGTAGGACTTGCTGCTACAACATGACCTAAATTATCTAAACTAATATTTCCTATCGTTACATATGCGTTATTAGCTGCGTTTCTTATCTTAAACAATGAACTTCCTGTATCAATATGTGGCTGAAAAGCTGAATTTATTGATGGATCGCCAGAACCGCTATTAATAGAATTGATAGCAGCAGTAATTTGATTTAATTTTGTTCGGACAGCAGCACCCGTTCCATTGTCTATGACATATCCTGCCCCACCTGTGTTATCGACTCTAGCCATTTAGAAAAGTAACATTGATCTTATTATACTATCCTTTTCCAAAACCAACAGCCGTGAATGTGAATTGCTTACTTATAGAAGCATTTGATGAATTTTTAAAATGTATCTTAAAATTACTTGCAGTAACATCTGATATTTCAAAGAAATCTCCAGAAGCTAAGTTTTGAGCAGTGACGTTAACTGCTGGAAGGCTACTGTTAGCACCACCGAGAGCAGCCGTACCAACAAAGAATGGAGAGCTAAATGGAACTGTAGTTAAACCACTAGAAGTAAGAACAGAAGAACTTTGCTCTACTCTTCTTTCAAATTTTGCAGAATAACCTAACTGAAATACTCTAATATCCTGTGCTGGATCATTACTGGTAAGAACTGTTCTGAATTGAAAACCTCTTGCTTTAAAAGTACCACTCGTAAAGTTTTGAAAGTCGCTATATGTAGGAGAACCAGAAGGATCATCTTGTGTGGTGCGTACAAATAACTGAGCATCAACATCATTAGCATCTGTTCCATCAAAATCTGTCCAAGTATCTAAGTTCGCAGTTCTTGAATCAAATAAATCTGCTGGATAAAAACCTTCCGTTTTAAAATGTCTTACTAAGTCAAGACTAAATACTGCACCTAAATCTAAAGTAGATGCAAAATCATAAGTACCTGATGGAGATATTCCTCCAACATCATCTAGTGATCCAACAGCATCAAGATCAGTAATATTATCAAATTGTCCTGCACCAGTTAAGTTAAGAGAGTTTGTTGTTGCATCAAAAGCTGTATTAACTTTTGTACCTTGAAACTTAGGGCTATCTAAATCTTCTCTTCTAGTCTGGACAAGTAAAGCATCTGTTACTTCTGGAATATTTACAACAACACTAGCTTCTCCTGCACTAAATCTACCTCCATCATCTTGAAATTTGAGAATGTATTCTCCAGTAATAGCTGGAACTATTGCTTCAGTTGAGTTACCTGGAGCAGCTTCTATTAAGTCAACAGCTTTTTCAAACGTACCAGTGCCATCAGTTCCAGAACTATCGTGTCTAATATAAACAAGACCACCATGAGTAACGTCAATATCTGTTGATCTATTCCATTTCAAACGAATTAATTTATTATTTATTGGTTCGGCAGTAAGCCCTGTCATATCTGCTGGAATTGCAGTTTTTCCTGCAAAATCTTTTGTTAATGTAGCTGGTTCTGCTGATGCTTCTAATGCTGCATTTAGACTAAAAACTCTGAATTCATAATTACCTTCACTTGCATCAAATATTGTAAAGTCTGTTCCAGTAACAGTAGTGCTGACAAAGTTTCCATTATCTTTTCTGTACTGAACTCTATATTGGCTAACACCTGTAACAGCCTCATAATCAAGAATAATTTTTACTTTTGCTTTTTGATTTTCAATATAAAACTGTTGAGTAGCAGTTAAATCAGTAGGGGCATCTTTTAGTGCATTTAATATAGTTACATTTCTAACAGGAAGAGGAGATCCATCTTCAATAAATGCAAACTTTCCTGAGTTATAAGCCGTTCCAATAATCGCATAATTATCCTTATCTTCAGTTACGCTGACTACTCTCCACTGAGTAGTTTGCAAAGTGGTATTACTTAAGATCCAGACACTATTTGCATTTGGAGCAGAAGAAAAAGCAGAGGATACTGTAATAACAGCACCAGAAATACCACTTACAGGTTTAGTTTCTACTGATCCATCAGACAGAATAACGCTGAGTGTTGGATTGTTTGTTGTATCTAAATCTGTATCTTCAGTGTTGTCTACTGTGACAGTTGTTGTTGTTGCTGACTTTATTCTTCCTCCCCTTCTTAATCCTGCCCTCACTGGATCGCTGACTTCGATAACTTGTCCAGGTCTTACAACAACTCCCTCTGATAAACCAGTAGTAAAATTAATCGTTTCAGTAGAATTTTGCTCTTCAAATAGCAAGAATCTGCCTAATCTTCTAGCTTGACCTCTTGAACTACACCCAAATCCTGTAATTTTTTTATGTAAAACACCATATTTAGCTTTTGCAGAAACATCCTCTACAGTTTCAAAATCTAATTCTTGATTATCCATGTCAAAATATGACACCGAAACTACTGTTGCTCTTGTTTTAAGGCTCGTACCAGAATACCCAAATCCTGCTGATGTTACGTTTGAAAGATTAAACAGATAGCTAGGATCTGTAGGTCTATCTTGTGAAATTGTGAGAGAACCAGCAGTCCAAAAACTTATTGATCTCATCACAGAAGTAAGAGAATTTACAACTTCATAAGCATCTTGTCTTGCTTGAAGAATTGTGTTGCAACTAAATCTAGGTTCTTGTCCTCCTGCTCCATCATCTACCAAAGTAGAGCAATAAACAGAAGCACTATAAAAAGCATATTTATCAAGTTGAGCTTCAGTAATATGATCTCCTAATCCATATCTAGTGTTTGTTAAAAGATCAAATAAAATCCAAGCTGGATCTGAGCACCAAACTTTAGTTGTAGTAAGCGTTCCATTAAATGTTCCTGTGTAAGTTATTCTTCCTGTTGCAGCTTCTACAGTTCCGTTATGAGGTATTTTTATTTTTACCCCACGAACTTTATACATTCTTCTTGGAACAGATGAAAACTGTTCAGAATCAAATCTTAAGGCTGCATGGGCAATATCAGGGTAAGGTCTTTGCTCATCAATAATTTCAGTAAAAGATTGAAAGAAAAATTCATCTCTTAATCTATTTGGGTCAGTAGCATCAGCAGTTACTCTCGTTACTTGAACTGTTATTGGATAATTAAGACTACTGGGTAGATCAATTCGATAATCTCTGTTGTAGGCAGAAGAAGTTCTTCCTGTTACTGTGTCAGATATTGGAGTACTTGTCGTTCCATTATTTTGAATAATCTTTATCGTTAACTCTACTGTTGCACCATTAACATCTCCGTTAGTTTCAAAAGTTTGTAAACCATTAAAACGGAGAGTAACTCTAATGGCATTGATATTAGAATTTGTTATCTGTCTTGATATTGGAGTTCCGTTTTCTACTTTTGAACCAACATTAGTTTCAGATTCAATATTGGCAATACCAGAAATGAATGTTTGATTTGATGTACCAAATCTAGGTTCAAACTCTACATCTTGAAAATTGAAATCAGTCGCCTGAGTATTTGTTGGATCGGCACTAGCT